GCCACACCTGATACGCAGCCATGCTCTACAATTTCCTTGCATGTTTCATAATCGTAAGTGTCCTTGATTACATCATAGGCACTTAGTAGATCGATGTTTAATTGCATGATGATAATTAATAAGTGAACATTTACCCAAAGGGTAAGAGCTAGGCAGGGACTTGAACCCTGCTGTAGTCCTTGACTACTAGCTTATTTGTTTATACAAATGATGGTAACTGAGGACCGAAGTCATACTGTTGTGAACCGTATCCAACTAACTCAGTGCGGTTAGCCTTGAGGCAGTTGTTGTTAACCCAGAAACCTAGTGATACATCAGGATTGAACAATACATTTGCTATTGCTCTAGCTGACACATTACCGTACTCGTACTCATATCCATTAGCGAATGTAACTATTGCTTTCCTTGCAAGCAAGTCAACCTTTAGTGATTCGATAGCAGCTGAGGTACGTGTTGGAACTGTGATAAACATAATGAATGAAGTAAGTTAACAATTCAGGGTTAAATCCCTGATGTCTGGGTGAGGAGTCGAACCTCACCTACACCATCAGACTGCAACCCATTCATTAGATGGGAAGTCAACAACGTCCTTGTCTTTCTTTAAGTACCAATTGAATTGATGTTGGAAAATACCATAGGTACCACCAAGTACGAATTTAATTAGTGCATTAAGTCTTGACTTAGTTGTATTAGTTTCATACCCACAATTGTTGATATGTAATGTGCTATCCTTTGGGTAGTACACTGCGATCTTGTGTCCATGTAGGTAGAAGTTGAAGCGATAACCCTGCTCATACTCAACACGAGTATTGGCCTTGCTCATTGATCTTTCATCAATGATGCACTGAATCATCTGCCTTTCAATCTTTCGCATGTTGTTAATGAACGATGTAATTAAATGGGAATGATATCCCAATACCTGACTGAGGAGTTGAACCTCAGTTAATACCCATCAGGTTAGGCTCCGTTAGTGTAGGAACCCATAAGGCAAGCACCATACTTGACCTCAGCATATCCAAATAATTCAGATAGAGAAAGACATAAACCCCAACACTCGTCTAAGGTTTTGAATGTCCTATTCTCTACTGGATTAGAAGGACAGTTAACTGTGTAATAAAACATGATAATATAATTGAACAATGAAAGAGTAAGGATTTGATCCTCAGCATCTAGCTACACACTGTACTCTTCCCAGTATTCCTGAAGCTCATCAGGATCTGTGATAGTCTCGGAATCTACGTAGTAGTGAGCACCGAGTCCAGATGAACTAGGCCATCCTTGATCCTGTAAGGAGCTAAGAGCAGCGATTACAGCTGGATCAGCAGCGGCCTTGTCGTTGACAAGAGCAGCACCGTTGAACATTGGAAATAATGAAAGTTGCATAATAAATAAAGCGACAAAACCCAGTCGTGGACTTGAACCTCGATGCATTCCTTAATGCTGGGTCGTTCATTCATGTTTAGCCTAGAGCTGGCTTGGCATCTCCTGAAGGCCTACTTAGTTTCGGCTACTCAAGCAATCAGCTCATCGTCGGCAAGTTATTCAGTTTTCGAGATTCGGTTGAGAGCTGGTTGAAGGGACACCACCAGAAAGTTCTCTTAGTTGATTCTGATTGAATCTTGAGAACTCTCTCACCCTCTAACGAGAGTTCGAAAGATCTCAATCTTCAAGAATCAATCTACATGATCCAGTTTGCAAAGTCAAGCATGATTTGGTGTTGATTTGCTGACATTACTACATTATTCCTCCAAACAACAGTCATACCAATGGTCATTAGCATAACTTATCAATCAGCTGGTCATTCATTAGCGAAGCTAGGGGTCGCGCACAGATCACACGACATACACCACATGTGGTACCAACTACCGCGCGCCTGCACTACACACCCGCGAATATAGAACCACACACGTGCTTAACTGTCTTTTACACAGTTATGCAGCCTAGTCATACCAATGGATTTAACACCGTTCAACAGGAATTGGACAAGGTTTGGACACGATCGCGTTCCAACTACCGCGCCCGAGAGCACCCCCGCCTGGGGGGTTTCGTCCTTCGTACTACGTATATACTAGGCTTCAGAAATTTATGCTAAAAAGTCACGGTCAAACTGCTCTAATCCCTTATCTGTTAGCACATGTTCAGACATACTATCGAAGACTTTAGGAGGAATAGTACATATATCAGCACCAAACTCAAAGGACCTACCTACTGACTGCACATCACGTACAGAAGCAGCTAATACCTTAGTCTCTACCTTCTGTTTCTCAAATACATCACATATATCATGTAATAGACTTAAACCTGTAAGGCTATTATCATCCATACGTCCAATAAAGGGTGATATATACGTTGCACCTGCTAATGAGCAGAGTATAGCTTGAGAAGAACTAAATACAAGAGTCATATTCACTCTAATACCAATACTTGTTAAATGTTTACAAGCTTTCAAGCCTTCAACAGTACAAGGTAGTTTAACTGTAGCTACGTTACCGTAGTTTTCGTTAACAGTGACTCCATTCTCAGTAAACTCTTTAAAAGTAGACCCATATACTTCAATACTAAGATCATCTACTCCTAATTCAATAATATCCCTATAAACATGCCAAGGGTTTCTGCCACTCTTCTTAATAAGAGTTGGATTGGTGGTAACACCTGATATAAGACCAGTAGATAATCTATCTTCTATGTCTTTCACATCAGCTGTATCAAGAAATAATTTCACGTTAAAGATTGTTGTAGTAATTCAGCTAAGTATCTGTAACTATTAGCTATGTATATCTGACCGAGTACTACCATAAAGGTAGCTGAACCCCAGAATATGTAATACCACTTAGACTTAACCTGTTTAGGTTGGTGTGGAATAGTCATACTTATAATATGTATATCATCTATACAGTTAGTTAGGGTGTTAGTGGTGGTGTTATAAGTATCTCGGAACCTCTGTCGAGATATGTATAAAGGGGAATGGTTGTCTACGAAGTAGGCAAGAATTCCCCTTAAGGGACGAGTCCACCCTTCTCCTCCCTGTATAGGTGACGACTCAAACTAAACCCAGTGAGAGCCTGGTCTTACACCCAGGTAGGGACTGAAGATTTATTGTTGTCTATTCTGTTAGCTTCGTCACGTTGTTTTTTGTCCATACCAAAGACCATATGATTAGCGGAAGCTGTAGGATTGTCTATAATTTCATCCAACATAGATTGCCATTCTTCAGTTTGTCTAGCTTTAATAACTTCTTGAGCAGAGATAGAGAGAGCATCTGTAAAGTACTTAACACCTTGAGCTAAGCAGTCTAATCTGTCATCATGTCTTATTGCTCCTTTTTCTCTACACATTCTAGACATTTGATAGAAGAGCATATAAGCGAGTCTTCTTTCGGGAGCTTCATCAGCATTAGATCTGTAATCCCATTCTATAACTGATTTGTCTACCACTAACCTGTGTTGGTTCATGATAGGCTCAAGTGAGTCTATTATTCTGTCTTCTTTTCTAACGTTAGCTCTAACTTCTTCAATATCTATACCTTGTTTAGTCATTTGTAGGTGTTTTTTAAATAGTTCACCTACTATTCCGTCACCAAAGTTTGTCTCAATGACCAATTTGGTAACGTTGTATTTTCTACATCCTTTAAGAATGTTGAGCAGGGTATTGTCAGAGTATCCGTCCCTGTATGAACGCATTTCATGCAGATATAGGAATCCATTCTTTTGGGAGATATAAGCTGCTGCTGTTTCATCTGTTCCTCTACCCGAAGGATCAACGGAACATATTGTTTCGGAAAACGGTGTCCATTCTCCTTGTTGTTGCATCGGAGAATAAAAATAATCTCCTGGTAGACCGACTGTGGGTAAATCTTTGATAACGTTTTTAGGGTCTGAGCACCAGACGACTTGATCGGGAGCAGACTTAGGGTTAACACTTGTGACAATAAGGTCAGCCATCTTAAGAGGGAACTTCTCAGCATCAGATAAGCTAGTATCTAGTTGGAACTGAAGCAAGTAATTACTTCTTCCCATAGCAGCTTCACGCTCTAGGAGGTCATCATTAGCGAATCTATCAGGGTCTGTTACAGCCCATTCTTCAGCACCTTGATCTAAGTCTTCTTGTATTTGAGGTGCTAGTAGTCCTTCATATTTACTGAGTTTGTTTTTTCTTGGGTATCGGCTTGGCCAAACGAACGGACGGTAGTTGCGCTCTGCCAGCTTACGATAAACAGTAAAAACAGTCTGAGGAGTCCCGAGATAGCAAATACGGCTATCGTTTTTGGGGGTAAGGATACTTTCGGCTTCTGTACAGAGTTGAAGAAGTTTTTCACGCATCAACTCCGTCATACTGTTTCCTGGTACTTCTATGTCGTCCAATACCATGAGGTCTGCTCTGGAACCAGTAAGTTGCCCAGTAATACCAACGCTTTTTACGCTTGGAGCCTGATGAGGCGAGCAAGCTACGTCGAAGGAGATACGACTCCACCTTGCCTCGTCGCTTTTTGGTCTTAGGTGTTGTAACCATGGTGTTTCAATGATTAGTTTCTGTAGGAAGATAGACATGTTATCTGCACGTTCTTTAGATGCAGATATAATCATGATCTTTCTTTCACTGTCTTTGAATAGTGTCCACAAGACGAATGCGCCTGTAATCCAAGATTTACCGACTCCTCGGAAGGCTTGGATCTGAAGACGCTTTGGTCCGTGTTGTAGGTAGTCTGCAATAGCAAACTGTGCTCTTGTTGGAGGAGGTAGCTCAAGCTGTTCCCATAATGCGGTCAGAAACAGCTTGAAATCGTCCTGTAAGGCCTCTAAAGGGTTGGTCATGTGTGTTTGGTCATTACTTAAGTTTTAGCTTACTTACAGCCTGTATACGCTCCATGTTTGACATGTTTTTATTTCTTTTAAAACCTCGTGCTGAATCAATTAGTAAGTTCGATACTCCAGCTCCAAGACCTACAGGTTCAGCTATGAAGGATGCTGGATTAGGCACAGCTCCTACAGTATCTGCAGCAAATTCAGCTTTAGATATACCAGATTGTAGTTTATCTAACCAATGACCAGTTTCTTTTGCTTTCTGTTCACGAGCTTTAGCATCCATACCACTTAGTAACGCACCAGCACCACCAACTGCAGGTAAAGCCCATTTCAATCGTTTACCTATTTTTAAAGCTTTATTTATCTTATTTTCTTCAGCGAACTCCTTAGCTATAGCACTAAGTTGAAGTTTATCAGAAGGTTTTGGTGAGTGTTTAGCACGGTACTCATCCCATTCTAATTCGGATAATTTCTCATCTATAGGATCTTGTACATATTTAAGCCAGTTAGCAATTAAAGGTAATCTAGCGTTAACACCTTTCACCCCTTTAAAACTAGGCATCACAGCTTTAACACCTGATTCAGCACTACCTTTAATTAATAATTTACCTTTATTCTTACCTTTATCAATTCTTAAAAAATTACCTTTACCAGTTTTATCAGGTGCTACTTGTATATTGTTTTCTATCATCCATTTATGTATCTCTTTATGGATTTTTGGAGATAGATTTTTTAAATTAGTCTTAGCATCACCTAATGGAACACCTTCATTAACAAACCATTGTGTTAATTCTTTAGCTTGTTTTTCATCAAGACCTTCATAGAAAGGTGCATACATTTTCACCATTCGTTTATGGTGAGCTTCTAATCCTTTTACAGCATCAGTCTTAGGGTTGAACTTCTCTACATTTGGACTGGTCTGCATTTTTATTGCATTAGCCCTAGCTGCTGTAACTTCTTTATTTTTTGCAACGTCTAAGAATGTAGGATTTTTACCTGTTCTAGCATATCTTCCTACATTTTGAAGACGATATTCTATGCCATCTGCATCTGTAAAAGATGATGGGATACCTTTTCTTAATTCTTCACTTGTTTTAGCACCTTTCTTTATATTTGCATCAATTATATCTTTAAACTGTTTAAGTAAACTAGGTTTCTGTAATGCCATCAGCTTATATGATTTAGAATAAGTTGTTCTCTGGCATGGTTACGTCCATATGTCGAACGCATCCATCCGAGCCAATAACTGCTACCTTTCCCTTGATTGCACTTCTTGCAGGCGGGGACCAAATTGCTTGTAAGATCCTCTCCACCGTTTGTTCTAGGTTTGACATGATCGAGTGTAAGTTGATTAATTTCATAGTTGTTTCCACAATAAACACATGTACAATTGAAGTGCTCTTTAATAGCTCTTCTCCAGAGCTTTCGTGCATCTGAATTTGTCATGGTTATTAGGTTGTATAAGTAGTGATCAGGGGTTGGTAGAAGTGGGGTCATTTACGAATTTTGAGTCTGCTTTTACGGTTAGTAGATGGACTTTGGGTTCTTCCTTTGGTAGTGCTCCCCTTATAGTGAGCAGCGTCTTTCCCATCACCATTTCCGTAAGTACCAAGTTTTCTATTAAGCTTGTTAGCATTCTTTTTAATTCGGCTACCCTTTGGTGTTTTTTGATAGGCACTTTGTTGTTTGAGCCTTTTTTTACGAGCTTCAGGATTCTTCCTGTAGTACTCAGCTGTGCTTCCTGCCATAGAGTCTGCTCTGTACTAGTTCTGGGTCTACTGTTGGCATAACGGCTGCAAGCTTGGCGAGTGGACTACCTTCTATTGCTACACCGCTAATATCGTTTGTTTTAAGCCAATCACAGGCTGCCTTGAGATCTTGAGTAGAAGCTTCGCCACTTTTGACTCGCTTTAGAAACTCAGTTGTAACAAGGTTATGTAGTTCGTTAAATTGGTCTTCAGTGGCTCGTTTCTTCATTCGTCTTTCATTCCTGGGAATAGATTACGTTTGACGATCTCTACTGCTTTATCGTCAATGGTGTTATCAGTGGATTTCGCATATGCCTCTAGCAGTTGAACAATTAAATTCTTCACTGCATTAGTGGAGAGGAAAGTCATTAGGATGGGTTTAATGATGATCATTGCTTGATTGGGATTTGTAGAGTTGGTGATTTTTGTAAGTCCTCAATTAGTTGTTTTCTTTCTTGAAGCTTTTCTATTAGTTGACCTGATGGTGAGTTTCTAAATTCGTTTACCTTATGGATACCGAATGAAGCACCTGCGATAACTAAGACAAATATTGCTAATCTAACTTTCATCTGCCTTCACGTAACGTCCGTTTTCGTCTCTTTTCTTAGTAGACTTTCGTTTCTTAGGTTTGGCTTTTTCTTCTACTTCTTTTTGCCATTGATCACTTAATGTACTCATGTTTTATTAGTGGGTTTAGTTGGACATTTATACTCCTGTTCACTCCAAAGGAATTTCTTTTCTTTAGGAGTACAGTTTTTTTCTAGATACTCTTTTACAGCAGCCTCTTTATTCTTTTTGTATTCAACGATTGGTACTACGTCATTACACATATCGAATACACGTGTACCTTCAGCTAACATGAATCCTTTTTGTTGAAGTTCAGCACACTTCAGTACACGTACCAGCTCATAATCAAGCCTCATTTTTTCTTCTTGCCGTTTGGCTATACGTCTACATTGTGCTAAACCTCTACGATCCAAAGGAAACATGAAGTTAACTTGACCTCCCCAGTTTTCAGCTACTGTGTAGCTTCTCTGTGCCATTTCTTCATCAAAGGGTTTTGTATGATTACCCATGTAGAAGGGACTGAACGTCATAGTTGAACCGTTACAGCTGACACCAGATCCATAATGTTGTCTACTCGGTGCTCCATTATTCTGAAATTGGACAGCTTGATTTGTCACATTTCCAGTCGCTGCAGCAACGGGATTAGAGGTGTTGTTTACCTCTGGATCTGATGCTTTAGCTGGTGCTATTGAGAGAAGACTGATAAGGAGACAGTAGTAGATTCCTGTGCGATAGTTCGATCTATCTCTGTCTTTTCTATGATCTGACTCGCTGCTCTCGTTACTACTTCTAGTGAGAAGTCTGAACCAGCTGTTGTCATATTGAAGATTGAATCGCTGTCTGCTATCCCTCCAGAGCTTGCTGAGGTATGGGTTATATTGTCTCCAGACCATTTGTTTAATGCTGCACCATAAGTTGTGGTGACTATTTCCTCGTCTATATCGATTGTTGTAGTTGTTGTACTGTTCATCGAACCCTGGGTGAAGTTGGGTTGAACTAATTCTGCTCTTACTACCGTGGGTGATGCCAGTAGGAAGAGTAAAAGCCATTTGTTCATTCTTCCTTTTTTTTAGCCATAGGACAGTTAACGGGTTTGTTGCCATTACCATTTTTGTTACCAGTGGTAAGGCCAAATGTTGCTAGTGCTCCCGTAAAGACACTGGCAACGAACGTGATATCTGAGTTCCCAGATTTTTTAAACATAGGGATATCAACGTAATTCATGGTTATGATTCAAATAAAGCCCGACCAAACCACAACTCCTAGACGTACAAAAGTTCCAAGGATTTCAATTTGATGTTCCTTATCTTCTGCAGCATCTTTGAGCTTGCTTAAGAGGTTTGGTTTCGGGCTTCTCTTTTCTTCTTGCGGTTTTCCTTCCATTTATCTACTTTTTTCTGTAGGAACTTTTGGATTTGTTTCTTTAATTTGTCAAATAAAGGAGTAGCAAGGGTGGTAGTGGCTACAGCTGCTACAGCCGCATAGGTAGCCGTTGTGACTACTGCAGCTGTAGGTAAGGGTAGATCTATTTTTATAACTGGAACTCTAAGAGTAGGTTGTTCAGTTTGAGCTGTATCTTCTTTTGGTTCTTCTTCTAACTCTACTCCAGCTGGAGCTTCTAAATTACTAGGAGGAATGACAATCGGTGGGAAGACTGGCATCTCAGCGGTTGGTTGCTTTAGAGGAATGCTAGGCATATCTAAAGCTTTTGGAAGTTTACCGCGTCCTAAGTTTATGGATGGGATTTCCATTTAGGCGTGGGCGTAGTAAATAAACTCACCGCCTGAAGCATTACATTTAGCTGTTCCGCCTTCTAATGTAAATCCAGTAGATATAGGTGCGCCAAAATCAGTATTGTTATTACCTGCACTAGTATTATTTAATTCTAATCTTGTATCATTACCGCTAGCCCAACCACGCGTCGTATCTAATACAACCCAATCTTGCTGATCATTAGCTCTGCGTATTATGACAAACCTAGGCTGGAATCCAGTTGTTATTGTTTGCGAACTATTTGAGCCGTCGTAGTAACCAACCTTGCTGATGCCTTCAACGCTGGCGAACAGCATGGCTATAAAATCATCACCATCACCGTTTATTCCTCCATAATTTCCAACTGTAAAGTGTGTAGATGTAGGAGCTGTATCATTCCATACTGGGTACACATCCTCCTCATCATTCGTATTTAATATGAGGTAGTAATTTTCTGGTGTAGTTCCTCCATTTAAACCTTTGTGATATACCTGCCAATTTTCACTTGAATTTCTACGCTTGACCCACATCATCTCAACCGTTTTATTCAATGAGTGCGGTATATGATGACCCAAAACACCGTCCCCTTTGTAGGTCACCACCTCAAAACCAGCGTGGCGTTTCCATTGCCAACTCATCCAAGATGTTAGATCACCTCCCCACTTGCCGATACCATTTTGGTAATCAAATGTTTGATTACTATTGCTTGCTTCAGAACTGGTTCCATCTGTAACAAGATAATTTGTTCCTGTTAATCTTGAAGCTGCGTACCAACTACTACTACTTGCATAAGGTCTTCTAAGACTGAAATCAACAGGGAAGCCACTAACAAATCCAGGGATAGTATTATTTGTTCCAGTCGCAAGACTAAATACACCCGTACCAAGTTCGGGAGGCTTGCCAACGTATCCATCAGGTCTTCTGATTGCGATATATATGTAATCGTCACCACTATTATTTTCCATACCATTAGTCGCACATAGTTTAAAACCTGTAGGGGTAAGCGTAATTCTATCTGAGTCGCTTTCAACCCAACTTTCATTAGGGACTAAAAGTGGATCATCACCACCTGTCACCATACCTCTCATTGAATCCCACATTCCCCAAATTCCAACATTATTTGTACGTTTCACCATTACCCATTGAGGTTCCCAACCTAAATTAATCTCTGGACCATCAGTCGATCCATTTCCAATATAACTACCGCACTTGATTACGTTTTGATCCTCGTTCTCTCCAAAAACAAATGCTGCGGGGTCATCGAATGGGCTATCTGTGCTTGCTGTTGGATCTCCATTAGCGGTAATAGTTCCAGGGGTTACGGTTGAACCTGTAGTAGATGAATTATTGCAGCATAAAAGTTTAGTGTTGGTTATGTTTGTTAA